CGCCCGGTAGGCCAAGACACCCATTACCGTCCGGATAGCCACAGCGGTTCCAGCAACGGCAGCGATATGGGTCATTGGAGTGGTCGTCCTGTCTCGTCGAAGAACTTATTCAGCTCCTCAACGGCATTCTGGTCGCCTTTCTTGGCGGCCTTGAGAGCATCGAGGATGCTCTGTTCTCGTTTTACCAGTGTGTCGTGCTCTTCGATGGCCGCCTGGGGGGCCACGAGCTCGAGAGCGATAGTGTGAGCCTTGGCGAGATGCCAGATAGCCCCGTGAGGACCCTGGCTCCCGTCATAGCGCAGGATGGCATCGACCAGGGCTTGCACCTTGGGCGAGAGCTCCGGGCCGCCTGCCGCCTCGAGGGCCTCCTCGTAGCGTGGTTTGAGATCCTTGATCTTGACGCGAACCCGCTCGAGCGACTCCTCGCCCATCGCTTTGATTCTTTCGTCGGCAATGCTGAGATCGGTGGGCACTCTATCCTCCCATCGGCAGCGGCACCAGGTCGCCCGCTTGCTCTCCCGCCGCCACCTCTTCGTCGCCCATCACTCCTGGGGGCTGGGCTGCGATGACCTCGAGGAGATCGTCGACGTTGTGGAACCCCATGTTCTGCGCCCACATTTTGAGGATCTGGTGATAGTTGACCTGGACGATGGAGCCGTCTGCGAGCGGCATCTGGCCGTTGAGTTGCGGGATCGGACCCACAACAGATAAAAGCCTCTCGACGGAATCGGCCTGGCGGGCCGGATCGGGTGGTGATGTCCCGTCGATTGGCACGTAGTCGTAGTTGCCCCAAATGTCCTCGGGTCGGATCTGGGCTATCTCTCCACCGAACTCCTTCACATAGTCGCCCACAACCCTCACGTATCGGTCCATCGTGAGGTACTGCTGAAGGTTGGCAATCATCATCTCGACCAGGGGAGCGATCGCCTGCTCGTCGAGCACCTTGGTCGTCGCTGCGACACGCGCCGAGCTCGAGGCCATGATCGCCTGGACCTCTCCGAGTGTGCGCTTGTCCTCGGTCGGCATCCCCTGTTGCGGATCATTGGCCGCCAGGAGCCGCATACCGAACTCGTAGATCCACTGTGCGCTCTCGAGGTGCCCTCTGGTGGCATCGGGCCAGTTGAGCTGGTGGAAGGCCGAGCCGAGCTGCATACGACCATCCATCACCCTCGAGGCCACCTCGTCGGTCACTTTGATGTGGCCGCCAGGTGTCGGATAGAGAATGTCCTCGATGCACACCAGGTCCTCGTGAACGAGGCCCGCGTTGTGGAGGGCCTTGCGGAGATGCTCGGAGTAGGTCGCGTAGTTGAAGTCGATGATGCGCTGCACGCCGTCTGCGAGCTCTGCCGAGCCGGGGTTGGAGATGGTGTGCTGGTCGGGCTGCGACTCGCCACAGACGTAGGGGATCTTCCCGTGGTCGTGGTCGAGCTCCCAAGCGCCGATGATGACGGCCTCGTTGGCGATGACGAACTGCCAGAGGGTCGCTTCGGTGGCCGAGTCGAACTCTTGCTCGTTCGGGATGCACCGCCAGGTGATCCAGTCGAGCTTGAAAGAGCCGGGGTCGCCAGAGAACAGTCGAGTGTGCGTCCGGTCTGACGGTTTCACGTTGACGCTGGCCTCGCCCTCGGCTGACTTGCCCTCTGCGATGCGCTTCGCGTCCTCGAGGTTGAAGAACAGACCACCGCCAGGCGCGTCTCGCCGCATCGACCACAGTTGCGTCCACACGTCGTAATCGGTGTGACCGCAGAACTCCATTTTGTTCGGGTCCCAACACTTCGCTCGAGGGTCGGTAATCATCAGCGTCGGGTCGATGCACCGCACCAGGTTGTACTCGCGCTTCAGTCCGAACTCCTTCTCGGGCTCGAAGAGCTCGGGCCGGGCCTCCTGCGCTTGCGGGAAGAAGAGACGAGCGATCTCCTCCTCGAAGCCCTTCTCTGCCATGTGGGCTACGAAACCCTCCTCGCCCTTGAACACGGGCGCCACGAGCTTGTTGCCGAACTCCCGCTCCCACCCGCTGTAGAACCACGCCTGGCCGTAGCGGTCGGTGTCGCGCACGAAGGTGTTCATGCCGACCAGGTGCCTCGAGGCGCGATAGTCGTACTCAATATTCATTTCGACCGCATGAGCCGACCTCACGCTCGAGCCCTCGGTGGGCTTCAGTTGCGTCATCGGCGTGCGCGATCCGAAGATGGAAAGCATCTGAGCTCGACGAACATCGAGCATCGCAGCCGTCACCGGCACGACGATCGCTCGGTCGAATGGCATCTCGACCTGGTTGGCCGACCTGGTGCCATCGGCCAGCTTCGCCATCGCACGGAGGTCGATGAACCCTCGAAGGCGTTTGTCGATCTCTGCCCAAATGCTCTTCCTGTCATTGAGGAATAGGTCAGAGAGACGACGCATCTCGTTGAGCTTGGCTATGAGTGTTTGGTGGAGGGGCTCCCCGTAACGGAGACGAATAGCGATGTCCTGGTCGGGAACCTCGACTGACGGCGTGGCAGCGTCCTGCCCTGCAACTTCAATCGGCAATGTGGGAATCTCCCTCGCCTCGAGGATACCACACGAATGACGTAGAGCGTCACTCGACTGCCGTTGAGCGTCACTTTGTTGGCATTATGCGCCGATAATGCCAACAGTGAGAATCGGGCGCAAAAAGGCCGCGACAGGAGCATGAAACCCGCCGCGGCCCGGTTTCCGGCCTCGAGAGGACGGAAGGAGTGCGTTCAGCGTATCACAGGCGTCCGAGCCTCTTCCCTTTTTGAAGGCTCACTCGCTTCTGCCCCTTCTCCCTCTTGCGTAGCAGCGCGGCGAGCTCCGACACTGGCCGGCAGACCGCCATCAGATAACCGAGCCCGCTCGAGGCGTGAGAGAGGAGGTGCTTCGGGTCCTCGATGTCGGTGACTTGCTTCTCCTTCTTCCCGCTGGGGTCGAAGATGACCTCGAGGAGATCCGCGATCGTGTAGTGGCACTTCAGGCGGTTGAGAACCAGGATGGGCTCGCCCTCGATACCCACCAGGGCCGAGTTGATCGAGTCCATTCGCAGCTTCGGTGGCGGGTTGGAGATCGGCACGTTGAACGTGACCGGCGACGGGTAGCCCGAGAACCCGATCCGCATGAGGTCGTAGAGACTCTCATTCTCGGCGCCGCTGCCCTGGCTATTGCCGGTCGCGTCTCCGTACACCTCGACCCCGCCAGGGTGGGCCGGGTGAGCCAGCCGGAAGGCCGCCACCATCTTCGGGATGGTCGCCTCCTCTCGCAGCTTGGCTATCTCGTCGAATACGTAGAACCGCCCGTGGATCTTCTGCACGAGCGGCCAGGCTTTGATCGCCACGTTGAAATCGCAGCCTATCTTGATCGGGCGCATCGGGTCGTAGAGCGTCTCGTAGCGGGTGTTCACCTCCCACCGAAACGAGGGGTAGCAGCGGACACCGGAGACGAGCTCCATGTTGATGTCCATCTCGCGTTCCCAATCGGTACTCGTCTTGTGGGGGTTGTCTCCGAAGTAGATGCGCTTCTGCTCTGCGACCCATGCGGGGGTCGACGCCTCGAACATGGTGTAGTGGACGGGCATGATGGCCCATCCTGCCGGGTGGTCGATAATGAACGACTTCTGCCCTGGCTCTCGAGGCCGCACCTTGTCGATCCATCGCGCCTGGCTCATCGTCGGCCCTTTCGCTTGCGGCGGCGAATCGACCGACCCACCGCCATGTTCGCCAGGTTGATCGCTGTCTCACGCGGGAACCCCTGGTCGATGGCCTTGTTGGCGAACCTGGCCCACAGCTTTCGTAGCTTCGTCGTGTCCGCGGCGATGGTGTAGTGCTTGGCGTCGTCGGGCTCGAACATCACAGCTTCACCCCGCATCGGTGGCAGTAGACCGGCCTGGCCCGCTCGAGGCCCTGCGGTACGTCAGGGCAGAACCGTTGCATCAGGTCAGAGTTGAGGATGCCATCGACGGCCTCGTTCGCGGCGTTGCGCTCCGAGAAAATCACGTCTGGGTCTGTCTCACCCTTCATCACCCTGTCCTTCTCTTCGTCGGAGAGCGGTATGTGCTGGCCCCGTTTGTGCGGGTGTTTCTCGTGGATGAGAGGACCCGGCCCCCGGAGCGTCCCGAACGGCGTGTCGAGGTTGCCCTGTATGTGGGCGTCGAGCCGCCCCTCGAGGCGCACCACCGCCGCCGCCAGGGAGAGAGTGTTGGAC